TTTTTCTATCATTTTCTGCCATTAAAGTTGCTAATGATTCGGAATCTGCTTTTTGTTTATATGACTCTTGTTGTGCAGCAAATTGCATTTGCTGATAAGCCATCGCCCTTTTTTGAGCATTGACACTCATCATTGTGCCACCAACAATAAGACCTACTTGTGAAACTGCTGCTAAAGTTGCCGCAGTCCCCGCACTTGCACCCATCGCTACAAATAAAGCTGGAACACACATTAGTAATATATCTCCGTTGTTAAGCCCAGTAATCTCATAGGTACTGGAGCTGATTGAGTAATCTCTAAATTCGGTTCTAAATTATATCCTAAAAAATACACTTCTTTCTTTCCTGTAAAACTAGTTAATCCTGTTGATGTATTTAAAGTAACATCCGTAAGAATGACATCATTAGTATTAACTTTCATATTATATGTTGAGGATAGTTCTACAACAGCTTTGGCAATTTTTCTAGGATACCCTGTTAATTGTCCGCTTTGAACGGTAGCATCAATAGGTAAAGTATGAAGCGTAATATCATAATTCAATCCAATATCTGTAGATGCAGTAGGCGTACTAATCGTTACAACACCATTGGTATCAACTGTGCCTGATCCATAATAATAAACTGGACTACCCTCGGCTGATCCTGACGTAAGATAAACTGTAAATCCTCTCATATCAGGCAAACTATTTAATCCTGAAAAGACTTTTGAAGTTACAAATTGTAATGCAACACCATCAGACTGAGAAGCACTTGCATTAAGAACAATAGTATATTCTCCGCTAACACCTGTCGCAGTAGCACTTTGAATTGTATAGACTGCACCTACTCCTGCAAACTGTAATGTTTCTCCTTGACTTGGAGCATTTGTAAATCCATCTCCAATAAATGTAGTGGTACTACTGAATGTCCCGTTTACTAAAGGAGTTCCGTGTGGCTGATAGCTTGCGGAAATTGTTTTAGTAACAGTCATATCCGTTGGTAAATCAAAAGCAGTAGAGGCAAATTGCTCAAGATAATAAACATTACCTACAAAATCAGTAACTACTAATCGTGTTGAATCTGTTGTAGTCGTTGTAAAATTGCTTGATCCGTTATCATCTCTTACGACAGTAACAACATTAGCCGCAGGATTAGCTACTGTAAATCCACTAACAGCATTTAAAGCAGTATAAATATTATCTGCTGTAGTATCGTTATCTTGATTTGGTCTAAAATAATGAGTATTACCTACAGATGATGATGGAGCAGAACCACTAATGGCTTCCGCTTCTAAGGTAATAACAGTATCGTCTTGTTTAGTAAAAGTTAATTGAGTTCCTACCGCTATATTTGCATAATCTGTAACAGTAACCGTACAAGATACATCAACTGGTCTATTGACTGCAACATAGATATTGCTAGTCGTACAAGCAACGGATTCTATCATTCCATCTGTGGACCATAACATCCATCCTGCAATTTTTTCTGATCTTTGAGATGTAAAGATTCCCATCGTTCCATCATTATTAACAAGAAAATAAAATTGCTCCGTTCTATTGGGGAGAGATGTAATCTTTGCTGAATCTTGTGGACTCACTATTAAATGACTCGATAATAAACTGATAGAGTTGGAAGAAAATTCTTCCATACCTGAATTGAACATATACTCTCTTACTGTCTTGCCATTGTTTTGAATATAAATAGTAGCTCCATCAAATATTCGAGGCATCGCTTTTAACTGACATCCTAAAGTAGATTGTCTAATGATCTGTATATCAGTTGGTGTAATCGGTTTTCCTATTTGTGGTTTAAGATAAAATTCTGATGTACTGGAAAAAATCTGTAAAAGTTTTCCTGATACTATATGTCTAATCTCATTGATCTGATCTGAAGCAATTTGTATCTGTATTGAATCCGCATCTTCCGCATCCCCTACATCAAAATTATAAAAGTCTGCAATTTTACTTCCTTGTATGCCATCAGGTAAAGCAGTAACTCCAGCAAAATATAATCTTTGTTCGTGAAAGGTAACTGTTTTTGGATAACCATTAACAGAAGAGAAAACTTGTTCATCCCAGTTTCGAGTAGGAGGGTGTCCCACAACAACAACTCTTACTCCACCACCATCAACAGATTCAGTAGCAGTATCACTTGCACCTGCGGTAAATTCCCAATGGTTATCATCGACTACTGTAATAGTAAACGTGCCATTAATATTTGCAGTTGCTAAACCATCTCCGTCATCATCAAAAATATCATCTGCTCCTGAAAGAGTAATGGATGAACTTGTGCTAAATCCGTGTCCTACCTGTGTAACCTTAACAACTCCCGATCCTTGTTGAGTAGCAAATGGATCATTATCCAATTCTATTTCAACATCATCATTTAAAGTTGCGGTTACTACAGTTGAAGAAGTATATCCTGTGATTGTTAATTCTGCTCCATGATACCTAATAACCATACCGACATAATCTGAAATCCAATAAGCACTAGATGTAGTACAAGTTACGCCAGTAGTACCTTTAGTAGTGTTATTAATATCTAAGGTAATGCTATCATCAGCAAATTTAAAATAAGGTTGATAGGTTTTTTCTCCATTGACGCTAGTTTCAAATCCAAATGCAGTTCTTGTAAAGGATGTTGCTCCTATTCTAGTAAGAATTTGTGGCACAATATTTTCGTGGACCACAATCATTGTATCGCCTTGTTGAGTAAAGTTTAATTCAAATAGTTCATCAGTAATCCAAGGACAAGAAGTAAAGGTTGCTGCCAAGACTCCTGCAGTCGTATAGATTTTTAATTTTGTATTTTGAAAAGCAAATACATATTCTTGAGAAGCATTAAAGATAAAATGTTCTAAGCGAGTAACTTCTCCTAGGTCTGCCCTGAAAAGAGTTCCGCCTCTTCTTTCAACGCCTCCCTGATTTAAGGGAATAACATTCCTAGCTTTTTTTAAACCTTGTGCATAAGCCGCAACATCTACACGAGAGATAATTGTAGGATCGAGTTCTCCTCTAAGAAAGCTTGCTTGGTGTACTCTTGTTCTTGCCATAGCATTTCATTAAGGAGATTTAGCATCGATCTTATTAAATGAAGTTACGTTCCTAACATTTTTAAATCGATCCACTTCCATTCTTCTAGTTGTTTGAGCTTGAGAATCTATTGCTTTCGCAATAGCAAGTTGGGCTATTGATCGTTTGTGATAAAGGTCTGATAGCTGATCGTTTCTTGCTATCGCACCAGCATACAAAGACGCTAGTTCGAAAACTAGCGTCTGTTTGAAGTATGGTGGAAAATCGCTTTCGCTTGGTTGGAAAGTATAATCCGCCACTACCGTATCAGTCGAGGAGGTGTTTGTAAAGATTTGATCGCCATACCGATCATATTTAATTACATCATCTGCTACGGTAACTGTGTGGATAATTAATGCGTCTGCTGGTAATGAATATGCAGCATCATATCTTGCAGTTGGATCAGTTGTTAATTTACTTAACGTAACCTGTTTACTTGCAAATCTCCATCTAGTTCTTGTTAATAAAGCTTCTAATGTAGATTCGTATAATTGGCTAGATACTTTAGATTCTGTGGTATTTTCAGTAAAGCTTGTAATAGTGTTAGCACCTACTAAAACTAATGCTTTACTACAAATATCAAATTTACTATCAGCCATTTTATTTTTCTATATTAAGTGTAGGCGGAATGCAAGCACCCCGCCTATACGTCTTATTTTATTACTACGTGCCGTTGATAGTCGTAAGAGCCGTACCAGTATTGGTAGCGACAACTACGAGGTCTGCAGTTCTAGTTCCACCAGTGTTACCAACACAAAGTATTAAATCGTTTACTTTGAGTTCAGTAGTTGCACCGAGAAAATAGTCTGCACCAACCATAGTACCGATATTGTCAGTTGAAGAATAGTGCCAAATTCCAACTGCACCACCAGCTACTTTTTTCAAGTCTGCTATTGCTAATGCCATAAAATTATCTCCTATTCTGTTATTTGAACCTTAACCGCACCATTAGCGTCAATCATTGTTGCACCCATTGACATATAAGATGTGATAAGATTACTGACTTTTTCTGGAATGTAATTTATTTCTGTTCTAATTTCAGAACCATTAGCAACACCTACCGCACTTTTGTGAAATGCGTGGCATTCTCTAGTAGTACCTGAAATAGAAAGACCTGAATGTACAAACCAAGTGAAAGACAACCATCTTTTAGCAGTCATACCGCCAGCGTAAGGAAGTCCAGCTTCTCCGATGTATTCTGCACGAGAGAATTGATCTAGTTGTAATAGATCAGCCCAACCCGCAGGAGATACTACAAAGTATCTACCACCATCATCAGGGACATCTGCTCCGCCGAATTCTTCGTAAACAGTCAAAGATTTAGCAAGCGTTAAAGCTGCTGAACCGTGAGCTATGTTTGCCGAATTTGTTCCAGCGTCTAAGACATCTATGATTAGAGAGTCTGTTTTTCTTCCAAGTGCTGCCGCAGCAGACTGAGAAAGTACTTGTCTTTCGTCAATGTTAGTCTTTAGTTCGTCTAATCTGTCGACATAATCTGCCGCATAAAAGTCTGCTAAAGTAACATCAACTGTACTATGCGAAATATCCATAGTTGGAACCTGTGCGTGTCTTGATTTAGACACAGCTGTACCAGTTCCTACTTTTTGGAATCTCGCTTGGCTACCAGTAACATTATTTAACTGTCTTACAGTATTACGAAGTTTAGAACCCATACGTTGATATGCCATATGAACTTCTGCTTCGAACTGTTTTATAAACGCAGTTGAAATAGATGTACTCATAACTTTTCTCCTTGTCAGTTATTGTTAATTAAAACAGTTATCCTTGATGATTTAATTCGGTTGCCCAGTGTGGACCGATCTCCCTCAAAACGGGCTGTGTACCTAATTTGATTGCACAATGCAATCTCTTAGAGAAGTAATACATTTTAACTCCTTTGACAAGTATTTCTTTAGAAAAAATAAATCCCTGCCACTTTAACCATCGGATACTTAATTTGTGTTCAGCAATTATGTAATTGCATAGATACTCATAGTCTTCTTCCATATAAGCTAACCATCTTTTATTTCCTTTTAGGAAGTAACGATAATATTTTTCCAACAAATCAGAAGATAAGAACCATATGTATCCCACTTTTGGATTTTCTTTTGTAGGAATCACACCAAAAATTGCAACCACTTCATTAGTATCTTTAGTTAAGATTGTATAGGTACAGGTATTTGGTCTTGCGTAACGAAATGGCAGTAATAGGGCGTGTAGTGGATCAAACCCTAATACTGCTATCTCAAATCGATCTAACGATTTAAGATTGGGGGCTAAAGAAAAACAATGATCGGGAATAGTCTTTTCGACTATCAACATTAACTACGATATAGTCTATTAAATGCCTCATCTACTTCCTTAACGTAAGCAGGATCACGATCTCTTGAATCATAATATCTTTTATCTCGCATCTTTTCTTTTACATCTGAAATAGTTAATAGTCTTTCAGGTCGACTAACTTGATTAGCACGAGAGAGATTCTGTTTAGTAGCATCTATAACTTTTTCCAATGCTTCAATACCATCTGCTGATTGTCCAAGTGAACCTGAGATTTTCTCAAATTGTTCTTGATTAAAAAATGTTGATGCCCAACTATTGACTGCATCAATTCTTGCATCAGCATTTTCTCCTAACTTTTTTTTCTCTTCATTAACATTGACTTGGCTACCTAAATACATATCAACATATTTATTAATACCCTCTTCAAAAACTTCTTGATTACCAGCTTGTTCCCAACATTTATTTCTCCACCATTCTGTCATAGGATTGGCTCTAACCATATCTTCAGTTATTCCCTCGGGAAGTTTTGGTAATTCATATTTATCAATAGAGGGAGGTCTGTGAGCTTGTGCCTCTATTTGAAGTTCATCCTGAACAGTTTTTTTCATTTCTTCTTTTTTACCACCAACAAACTTTTCAAGATTACTATAGGACTTACCCATCTCATCTAAGATTGGTTCGCTAGTTTCCTTGTTCCAAAACTTTTCAGGAATATACTCAGGTCTTTCTTTTTTAACTTGAGTAGTTTCTTGAACAGCAGGTTCTTCTTTTTCTGTTGTTTCTACTTTAGGTTCTTCTTTTGATTCTTCTTTAGGTTCTTCTTTTGGTTGTTCTTCTTTTTTTATTTCTTCTTCAGCCATTATTTATCCTTTCTATCTTTCACTATTTTTTGACTTAATCCTTTATTAATTCTTCTTTGAATTAAACCATATAAATATCTTTGCCCCTCCAAATGTCTAAGTGCACGATCCGTAATTTCTCCACCTGCAATCGCTTCAATAGTGATGCTTTTTAATGATTGTAGCACCGCTTTACCTGCTGGTGTATTAAAAGTATTCTGCATCAGGAGTACGTTGCATATTATCTAAACCTACGACTACTTTAGGCGTTTGTTCTGATTTCATTCTACGTTACTATCATTTTTATATTCATCTTTCAAGATTGCCTTTAGAAACCAAATAGCTTTTCTAATATCGGTTGCACCATCTTTTACCCTATGTCGTGTTATATATTTGATAGCAGTTGCATCTGCATAAGGCAAATCTTTCACATAATCATAAGTCTGTAATGTTCTGCCACATTCACATTTTTACCTGCTTGATAGTATGCTGGATTGATTTTATCGATCATTCTTATTTACCTTATACCATTCATACTGAACAGTTAGTTCTTCTCCTTGCTTAATATCTTTCATGACTAATAAATTCCAAGTAACATAATCAAATTTTATTTTTGGATCATCTTCATTGGTAAATCCTAGTTTAGTTTTTAAACAGTTGGGATAATCTGCGTGATTTAAAAATCCACCAAGAGGAGTTCTAATAATTTTAGTACCTAATTTTAAATGGCTCATACCAAGATTAGTACCTTTCTTTAAATTTTCTTTAGCAAAGATTC